AGAAGATTGACGAAGCTCTCGCTAAGTCTAAGGGCAAGAAAAAGAAGGGCAGATGCTGGACTGGTTATGAGCCAACTCCAGGGAAGGAACCATACTCAAAGGGTAGCTGCCGACCTAAGTGACAAAAATTAAAAAAATTAATTAATTTTAATTTTAATTAATATATATTTCTATAAGGACATTTATGAGCAAACAAACTAACATTTTAACTAGCATATCAGATCTGCTACCAGAGGGTCTTGACGAATCAACCCTAGGTCAGATTGCCCAGCTAGTCGCTAAGAAGATTGAAGAAGAAGTTCAGGTTCAGATTTCAGAACTCACCACAAAGGTAACTTCATTCATCAGAGGTAACATTGAGAAGCTGAAGGAGCAAGCCATAAAGGAACTGGAGCTAGAGAACCCAACCTTTAGAAATGCTCAAATGTATGAGACAGTCAGATCAATGTTTGCCATAGAGATGACTCCAGAGGATGAGGAGAATGGTCTCAATACTCTTGCCTCAATCAGTGAGGAGCAGGAGCAGAAGATCGAGGTTCTAGTTGGCGAGGTCGATAAGCTACTAAAAGAGAATGTTAACCTTAAGAAGGCTAACAAAGTTCTCGATGGACAGAACGGTAAACTACAACAGTCTGTGGCTAGCTTGAAGGAAAATTTCAAGGTAGCTTCTGGTAAAACTCAGACAAAACATATGTCTGATTCGGCAATAATTGTCTCAGAACAAAACTTTAAGCTCCGAGACAAGGAAGAAAACAAGCAGGAACAGAAGGCCAAGAGTAATGGTAACGAATGGCTAAATGAGAATATCATTTCTGCTTCAAAGAAATTAATCAAAGGATAAGATATGGAACTAGATAGAAATGAACTTTTAAAGCGTTGGGAGCCATTGCTTGAGGGAATTAGTGACCAAGGCATGGCCTACCAGACTGCGAGACTAATGGAAAACCAGGCGAAGTCCTTCGTAGCTCAGAAACTACGCGAAGAGGAAATCTCCACTGGTACGACCACAGTTGGTAAGCTAGGTACTTACCAGAAGTGGGCTTTCCCAATGATCCGTAGAATCTACCCAGAGTTAGTATTCAACAAGATTGGATCAACTCAGGCTATGGATGGCCCAGTAAGCCAGATCTTCTACATGGGTAACTCAAGAGTATATGGCGATACTGTACAGACGATGTACTCACAGTTCCGCATAACTCCACTTGGCCTAGCTGCCCAGCCAATCTATTCAACTTCATCCACCAACCCTGCTGGATGGGGCACTGCTTCTAACGGAAACCCTAGCGGTCTACAGGTTACTGGCTCAACTCTAAACTTTGATACGTCAAACGTAATCAATGGAACAAATGGCTCACCAAGCACGACGTTTGGTGGTAAGCTTGCTTCATGGCCTGTCTCAACAACCACTCTAGGCTGGAGCGTTTCTGCCGCTGAAAGACTAAGAACCACTGGTATTCCAGAGGTTACGATGCACATTCAGAAGCAGACGGTACAGGCCAGAGAGAGAAAGATGAGAGCCCTCTGGACTCTAGAGGCTGCTCAGGATCTCAAGGCGTATCACAACCTAGACATGGAAGCCGAGTTAACGGAGCTTCTATCAAAGGAAATGAATCTCGAAATAGACAGAGAGCTAATCGAGGACATCAGAATGATTGCCTACGGAATAGGTGCTCAGGCTAATAGCCCATTCGGTGGATGGTATCTAAGATCACTATACAATGGTGGTGCGGATAACTTCCCAGGAATTGGTGGAGCCGGTACTGGTGCTGGAGGCGTATTTACTCCAGGTGCCTATGATTACGATTGGGATAATTCAACCTTTGCCACTCTACAAGCCGAGAAGGCTTCAATGGCTGACGGTGGAACTCTTAACGTCTCAGGTTCAAACGTCTATGTAATGGATCTAAACAGATTCGTTACCACTACAACCACGTTTGCTCCACAGCACCTTGGTCACCTGTACTCAAACGTCCTAGCTCTAATCAACTTTGCTAGCCAGGATATCTACAGAACCACTCTAAGAGGCCCAGGCACCGTCCTGATCACCTCACCACTCATCGCTTCACTCCTAGAGTCAGCGGCGAAGCTAGAGGGTGGCCTACCAAAGGAAGGCAGCCCAACGAATCAGCAGGGCAACAGCGTTGCTTATGTTGGTAAGTTCATGGGCAAGTACGATATGATTGTTGACCCACTATTCCCAGAAGACGAGATCATCGTCGGATACAAGGGAAGTGGTCCAATGGATGCGGGCTTCTTCTACTGCCCATACATCCCAATCATGAGCCTAGAGACTGTAACTGATCCAGAGACCTTCCAGCCAAGAAAGGGTATCTTAACGAGATACGGCAAGGTCGCTATTCAGCCAGCCTCAAGATTCTACAGAGTCGTAAGACTAATTGGTGCGGGCGCGGCCTTCATAACGAAGGAAATCTTCCGCAATAGCACTGCCTTCGGAAGCACTGCTACCTACTGATCCTAGCTTAAACTAGGAAAAGTTTAAAGGCCCAGTTTAAACTGGGCCTTTTTCTTTTATACAGAGTAAATACTAATATATAAAATAAATATATGGCTATTGGAATTCCTAACGTAACTCAATATGGTTCTTCTTATGGTAGTTTTAATGGCGTAAGATTAAAGGATTATAAATCTCCTGAACCTAAAACAGCAAATTTAAATAATGCTGATGCAAAAGACTTAGTAGAATTTAAGTCTTTCGATCAAACAATTAAAGATTATGTGTTTGCTAGACTGGGGTATCCAACAGTCAGAGTTGAATTAACAGACTTTCAAATTCAAATCTGTATAGAGGAAGCTACATCAAAGTTAGAGTATCATGCTCCACATTGGATGAAGCAATATGCGGTCATAGATACTTCAGCTAATATAAATGTTTATGAGCTTCCCCAAGAAATAGCAAATAACTTAACAGATGTTTATTTTAGAAAAGGTATATTTAGTTTAGGTGCTACACCTGGGTCTCTTGAATATGATTTTGCTATCATGTTCTTCACAAATACTGGATTATTTAATAACTATAATGTTAGCCAGTATATGTTGATGCAAATGTATTTAAAGCAAATAAATAAAGTTCTAGGTAATAGCACAAGCTGGGACTTAATTAATAATAAGTACTTACAGATATTCCCAGTCCCAGATAATACAGATGAAATCATATTAGAGTTTAGAGGGATAGATGGTGCTACGATTCATCCAGCTTATAAAAACTGGGTTCAAAGATATACTCTAGCTGTTGCGAAGGAAATATTAGGCAGAGCTAGGTCGAAATATCAGACCCTACCTGGACCAGGGGGTGGCACGAGATTGGACGGAGAAGCCCTCCTAGCTGAGTCTAAAGAGGAGAAACAACTACTCATTGAAGAACTCAAGACTGAGATTGAAAACCCACCTTTATTTGATATAGGCTAATGCAAAGATTTAAAGTAACAACTCCTCCAACAGAAATTCAGGATTCTAATGAGTCCTCTTTGCTATCTTTATTTGATAAGAGTAACCCAGATAAGAATCTATTTAATCTGGTTGACGATGAAATTATTAAACTCTCTGGTTCAGAGATATTGGTTTACAAGTATATGAAGTCTGAGGATTATGATGACGTATACATGGAAGGTAATTCAAAGCCAATATTAAAAGATCCAATAAGAGTATTTGGTAACTTTGATCCAAGACCTCTTGAGGAAAATTTAACTCAATTTGGAGTTGAAGTACAGAACGATCAAGTATTTATATTTAATAAATCCTATATAGAAAGAAGAATAGGAAGATCAATAATCCCTGGCGACGTACTCAAAACTGTGTTCCAAAACATGAAGTTTGAAGTGTATCAAGTTCAGGAAGAAAGTTTTGAATCTTATGGAGTTTATCATTTAATGGTTTATGCCAAGCTCCTAAGAGATACAGAGGATGTGCATAACGAACCATTAGATAGATCAGATAGCACTGGAGGAAAGCTGTGAGTTTACCCTACGATAATATTGTCAGCAAAGTAGTTAGTTTAACTGAAAACTATCATTTCTCTATAAAACAAAATATCTATAGAGAAACACTTAGACAATTACTTTCTATATTTGGCAATATCTATTATCTTGGTGGTTCAGGGGACAGAGTAAAAGTTAAGTGTAGCACAGGGAAGCCAGATAGACCTACAGGGAAAGATGAGAATGAAAACAATCTAGTTCTCCCTTACATCACAATTACTGAAATTGGAAGTGAAGAATCAGATGAGAGAAGAAGAGTTAATAGTCTTCTTGTTAATGAAAAGATATGGGATGAAAAAGAAAATAGAGCTAAAAGATATCTTAGCCTAGCCCCCAGAGCTATCAACATTAGTTATCAAATAAATATTTGGGCTAAATACAACTCTGATTTAGACCAGATAAGATATGCTATCTTTACGCTTTTCAATCCTTCATTAGACATCAGAACAAAGTTTTCAGATTATACTAAAGCTTTCGTAAAGAGTGAAGCAGATATAAATAGCCAAGAAGCTGGCGATACAACTGATAGGTTAGTCCAGAAGACAATTACCATCAGCGTTGAAACTTATTTACCATCACCAAAATTCTTATTCACTAACACTGGAGAGATTAAGAGTTTAAATGCTGAAATAATATTAAAAGATACAAGACAAGATGCTACTGAACAAGTAACTGATATAGGTCTTGGTGGAGATATAGTAGAGAATGATGGAAGTGGTGGACAGGGGAATAGTGGTGGTGGAGTTACAGGGCCATTAACTCTTAGTGGATCACTAGATGATGTTGATATAACTTCAGTAACATTTGGTGATGTTCTTCTTTGGAATGGAGACTATTGGGTTGCATCCGCTATTTCTGATATAATCGGAGGAGAGACTTTAAATCACCAATTACTAAGTAACAGAGATGCTTTAGATGCTCACTCTCAATATGTTCTTAGCAGTACAAATCTTTCACTCAGTTCTGCTGTATCTTCTCATATAGCTAGTGCTTCAGTTCACTTTACATCAGGATCATTGAGTGGGGCGTATGTATTAACCTCGACTAATTCAAATCTAAGTTCATTAGTTTCTAATATACAAACTTCTACAATATCTCTTTCAAGTTATATTGCAGCTAATGAGAGTTCTTGGTCTAGTGCAGGCGCAACATATCTTTCATCTTTATTAGATGTTGATTCCAACTCTTTTCCTGCGGCTAATAAATATTCTGTAATTTATAATTCTGGTACAGATCTTTTTGAAGTAAGACAATTACAATTCAATGATCTTTCCGATTATGTTCTTACAGAGGGGTTAACTCCTACAGATAATTGGGTATTAGCGTATACGAGTATCGCACCAGCGGGATTTACTCCAAAGCCCTTAAGTGATCTTGTAGCATTAGACACACTAAATGATGTTGATGTTCCGAACCCAGCTTTAAATGATATACTTCAATATACTGATGATGGATTTAGTTATCAATGGAGAAATTTACCGGCGAGTTCATTAGTATCAAGTATAGAAGCTTCAACAATTACAATATCAAGTACTCTAGAATCTCACATAGGGTCCGCAGTTCACTGGGAGCTTTCAACTTTAAATACAAACTATCTAAATGCTTCAGGTGATTCAGCGAATGCAGAATTCTATTTAAGTTCTGTCAGTGCTACGAACCTAAGTGCTACAAACTATTACAATCTTCCAAGTTCTACAATAGTTTGGGAAGCTGCTAGAGATATTGTTTTGTTAGTTAGAAATGGGTATGCTTCTAGAACAATTTTTAAGGGGGAACCAGTAACAGTTGTAAGTGGAACAGGAAATAGCGGAGGAATCCCAGTAGTTGAAGTATTGTCTTCTGTTAATACCCATGTTCCTGATGCTGATTTATTAAGTAATCATGTAGCTGGTCTTGCTAGACAAAATATACTAGCTGGCGATGAGGGTTACATAATTGTAGAAGGTCTTTTAACTGGACTAGATACAATCATTTTTTCAGTAGGTGATTGGCTTTATGTAAGTTCAAATGGGCAGCTAAGTAATCAAAGACCACTTCCGCCTTATGAGTCTCATCCGGTTGGAGTTGTAACAAGAAGCCAGCAAAATAATGGAACCATACTTGTAAAGATTGAAAATAGTCCAGAACTAAATGATATAGTTGGATTCAATCTAAACTCAAATATACTTGATGGAGATATAATAAGTTACGATCTTACTACAAGCACATTCGTAAATAAACAAACTGTAACTGTTTCTGGCCTAGGAAGATTTGGAACTGTATCTGCTACGACATATCAAAATCTTCCATCTTCAACTGCGCTATGGAATGCTAATCAATTACAGGGGA